TTAAAGCATAACGTATTCTTTCCGGCGTGCATCAAGGTATTTTTCTGTCATAACCCCCGATTTATGCCCCAGCAATTTCTGTGCAAAATCCTTCCCTTTTTCCTTATCATAAAGCCGGCCAGACAAGCTGCGGATCTCGTGGAATGGTGGAGGACTGGCTTCAAACTCTATTCCCGTCAATTTCCGTGCTATAGCAAATTTACCAGTCAGGCTATTTAGGCTTATCGCCCCGTCAGGGCTGTTTTTGCGGATGCCAGCGCTAATCATGTAATCTGTCTTGCTGACCTGGCGGCAACGGTCAATCACTGCTCCCAAATGCAAGCCAACGGCCTGCAGCTCAAGGTTCAGGGGAAGGGCAATCATTGCCCCTGTTTTATCCTGCTCGATCAGCAAACGGCCATTCACGACGTGATCAAACCTCATTTTTGCGATGTCTGCACGTCGCTGGCCGGTGACAAGTGCGAGATCCATTGCCAATGAGAGCCATGCCGGCAGGGTGTCAGCTGCTTCACGTATTGGAATGTATTGCTTTAGCTCCAGCCGCTCCCTCTTTATAACCGGTTTGGCCGATCTCGTTGGAGTGACCGGGTTGCTTTCGATATGACCTTCAACGATAGCCTCTCGGAAGATGTCAGATAGCACTGTCCTCATCGCTGCCGCCATTGTCTTTTTCTCCTGTCTTACCCATATTTCAAGAAATTCTGCGATATGCCGAGTGGTGATTTTTGACAGGATCATGCTGCCCATTTTTTCGCTGATGACGGCAAATTGCTGGCGGCGAAATCTGCACGTTTTAGCTGATAGATTTCTACGTTCGAATAGAATGTAGTACCGCTCTAACCAGTTGTTTAGCGTGTATTCGTGGGTGCCTTTAATCTTCTCCAGCAGCAGTACTGGTGAGTAGTTCTGATCAATGTAGTGGTTGGCTTCGATCGCCTGAGCGATTGCATCACGGCGGGAAATTGCCCCCATTGAAATCTCTTTCTTGGTGATCGGATTCCGCCAGTAGAATGACTTGCTTTTTTGGCGATAAGTCAGATTTTTAGGCAATTGCATGTCATACCTCCCTTTTCGCCGTGTCATTGATCACTTTCTCCATAAACGCCTCGCGCGCCGGCGCGGCGCTCTGCGCTTCCTTAATTTTCTTGCCCAACGACGGATCGTTGGGTTTGATGTAAATCGTGCCGGGCTTCAGCATGTAACGACTGCCGTGCTTCTCCGCTGGTGGGTAGAAATTGCCGTTGCGCGCCCAGCGCCAGAGTGTCTGAATGTTCGGTTTGTAGCTCTCGTACGTGCCGTCGCACCATTCTTTCAAAGTGAGCAGCTTTTCTTTGCCACAGTCAGCGGGGCGGTGATTATCCCACCCCCTTGGGATCGGGTTGTTGGGCATGGTCTTTCCTCGGTTTTATCATCTTGGCTATGCTGTCGTCGGTCACACGACAAGCCCGTTTAATGTCCGCATCGGCCAGTGTTGTTTTGCGAACGCTGGAAGATAGACGGCCAATTTTTAGATCGAAATCAGAAAGCAGGATCATTCCTGGTTGCCACCGCTGCATTGCCATTTCCTCGTTGTGTGGGAGAGGGGACAATTTAGCGGTGGCGGCGGGTTATTTCTGATTATCGTTAATCAACTTTTTGAACGCTTGCTTTTCCCGCGCCAGGCGCACTTTCTGGGGAAAGTGGAACGCCAATTCGCTGCGGCTTTCTACTTCAATAATTCCGGTTGAGCCGTCGGGGAATGTCACGTGCACGGCGTCACCCTTGGCCAGATACATTCTCAGCATGTGAGATCCTCAGTATTGGCCCCGTTGCCGGGGCCGGGTGATTACCGAACCTGCAGAGACGGTTCGCCGATTTCGATATGCGCGCCTTTAACTTCCACGCCGTTCTCGATTGCCTCCTTAATGGCTTTCTTGTCTGGTGAAACGACGGTTTGCACGGTAACCAGCTCGTCGGGAAGAATATCGGCATTATCGACAACAATGCTCGCCGTACCTTTTCTGGCCGTGAACGTATTGGCCGTGGTTTTTATGGTGCCCTGGCCGCTGGCTAGCAGGCACGTCAGCACGTACATGCGGATCGATTTTGCACGGTTCTCGAATGACTTCTTACGTTCGGTCAGGCGTTTTATTTCCTCTGCCAATATGGCGGCTTGCCCTTCGATATTGCGCACGTGGATAAAGGCGGCGTCCAGCTTGTCGCCCAGTGCACCCTCGATGCCCTCGAGGGTGTCAGCGATCATCTCCGGCGTCAGCTCGTCAGAGGTTTCAACCAGCGCCTGTAATTTGGCGTAATCGGATGCTAATGCAATGGCGTTGACGCTCATGATGCTTTCTCCTCTGACAGTGTGGCGATGCGCTCTTCTTTCAGAACGGTAAGGCGGCGCAGACGGCTGGCCAGGTATTTAGCGTGTTCTGTATCGCCTTTGGCCTCGGCTGCTTTGCGGTGTGTTTCCACTTCGCGAGCGATCGAGCTATAAACTTTGCTGGCTTCATTGACGGTAACGGCCGTGCTAATGGTGTCGGCCACTGCAGACAGTTTCTCGTCCAGCTCTTCGCGCAGCCGCGTGACGTCTTCGGCTTTGTCGCTGGCGTTCTTGATAGCGAACTCCGTTGCGTTCTCTTCCCGATATTCAGGCAGGTCATGCCAGCCGAGGAATACATCGGCAGAGAAGCCCAGCATGGAAAGTGACTTTTTGATCGCATCGGTGAGGCTCTTTTTCATCACTTCACTGTCAGCCATAAAACCGCGCCTCGTTTTGTACATGTACGGCGTGGCGCCATAAGCTGTAACGCGGCCTTTGGTTCCGTTCAGGACATACCAAAATTCGACCTGCAGGCTATGGTTCTGCTCGAACAAGATAGTGCCATCGGCGTCGCGCAGAATGCGGTTACCAATAATTTTCCCGCCTTCGAATACCGCCTCGCTCATTGGTGCGCCGGCGATCATCTTCTCTTCGACAATGTCAAAACCCCAGCCAGTGCCGATAGGGCCGAAAATTTCGGTTGCGCGCATAAACATGTATTCGCTGTTGATGCTGGTACCGACATAACCGGCCCCCTCGATCGGCTTCGTGTATCGAGGATCTGTGCGCATGACGCGTTTCCAGATTTCGAGATTCTGCTGGGCTTCTGCTGGCTGCTCGGCGATCACTTGCTCAACCTGTGCAGCGCGCTGCTGGAAATCGTCGGCCTTTAGCTGCTTTGCCAGTCCCTCTGCGCGCTCTGCGTTTTCTTCAGCCTGCTGCAGAGCTGGGGATTTATCCTCTGGCGCGCTGGCGTAAACGCCATAGCCCATCTGATCTAGCTGCTGCTTGGCCTGCTCCGCCGTGGCGTCGTTAACTTCCTGCTGCTGATCCACTTCCGTTTTTTCGGCTTGATTTGAGGCGGTGTCCGGCTGCTCACCGGTCAGGCCGTCAATGGTAAATTTCCCATCCCCCAGAGACGCGACCTGCGGTTCTTTGACTTTGCTTTTGGGTGCTGACTGGCGGCCGAGATTGGCGTTGATGTATTCCCTATGGCTTGTCGGGAACTGGTGCAGGTCAGGATTAGCCGAACGAATAAGGTCGAAGATTTGCGCGCGGCTAAACTCCAAAACCCCGGTGGTTTTACGCAGCATTGCCGACCATTCTTTCCATGGGCTTTCCTTCTTGGCCACAACCTCTTTTGCTCGGCGATGGATCGCGACTGGAATGTTAAAGATATCGAAGTCCATCGGCAGCAGGGCTGCAGAGATTTCGTAATCGAGGCTGTCTAACGTGTGCGGATACCCTCGTTCCTCATCGTGCACGGATTCAGCCGGCGCATCATTTTCGGCAGCTACGTTTGTAGCGGTGCCAGACAGCTTCAGATTTTCACGGTCATTAGGATTGGTTACCCAGGAGTGTGCGAACGCTGCCACATCCTCTTGTGACGGCATTGATTCGCCAGCCTGCTGGAATATTGCAGATACCAATCTGTAAATGCCGATAGGTAGCATGATGCCGACCTTTGGCACGGAAACTAACCCATCGATCACCGCACGCATACCCGTATCATCAGGCGTTTCGTCATCATTGAGCATATCGACTACAAGCGACAGCTGGCTGTTATCGATTTCACCGTCGCCATACATCACTACCGCGGCGATCCGAACGTTCGCCGGTTGAGACATTAAATCTACCGCACCGGTCTGCGCTTCTGGCTCCGGTTCGGGCGCTTTCGGTGACCACGCCTTACCGTCGAACTCATTCTCGGCCGCAAACTGTTCATCGAACTGGCCAATGGCTGGGCGAGGGGCACCAGGTTGATCCTCTACGGTTTTCGGGGAGAGGAAGCTGTCGCCACCTTCTGGATACGCTTCGAACAGCTTACCGAGCGCGATGCTTTCAGCCGCACGCTTGCTCGGTGCATCCAGTGCAATAACAAGCGGCACGGCGCCGGCCGCCAGGGCTTTTTTCTTTGGTTCAAAAAGTGAGATGTAAGTTGGCATTTTCGGTCTTTCCTTTTGAAGTATCCGGCGCTGGTCAGGCGCCGGGGTTGGTTAAAATTTATCGCGTAATACGGCTTTCACGTTGTCGCAATACCAGCTGTATAACTCACGCTGGCGCTGCGGTAGGGTGTCGGGCGTTGCCATCATTACCGCCATCAGAAGCCGGTCACGGGTGTCCGCATCTTCGCCGTCGATGTACGTAAACACCTCGATCGCCTCGTCGGAGTATCCGTGCGTTGCTGCCGCCTCGAACTGGTCGCGCTGCGCGGCGGTGTCGTGTTGTTCGTAGAGCGCCAGCTCGGCGCGCAGGTTGTGGGTTTCGATATCCATGGCCGCGACCTCAGTACGGGAGTTCGTCGGCATCGACAGGGCAGTGCTCAATGCAAAGCAGCTGCTGCACCTGATCGTCGATTTCAGCAATGCGCTTGTAAGCGGCATCGGTGAGACGTGCCTTTTCAAGCTGCAGCGCTTCAACCTGCTTGCCGATAATATCGATCGGTTCTGGCTGATTTACATCGATGTGGATCTGGCGGGTTTCCAGCAGCACGTATTCGGGGTATTGCGACATATCCATGGTGAACACGGAGATTTTGTCTTGCGTGTACTGGCTAACGTTCGCGTGGATGTAGAGCGTGACGGGTATCTGTAGTGCTTTCATAGCAACTCCTGATATAATCGGCACTGATCGGTAGTGCCTTCGTTGGTGATATCGGTCTTTCCTAGCCGGGGTGGTTCCCGGCAAATCCCGGTTGCTTTGGTCGGCGCCGGGGTAAAGAGGCCCGCTTCGGCGGGCTTTTTTACGTCTGTATGTTGCCGGTCTTTCCCGGCTGTCAGGGCTGGTCATGCCCGTCGGTCTTTCCTAATTCATGCGGTGTGAAAAAAATGCCCCGACGCACGGGGCGAAGACTACACACAGCAATGGTAATTTTTTGCCGCGTAACGCCCGGCTGGCGGAACATTCTGAACAACCGCTGCATGGTTAGTGCGCTGTTGATGGGATTATGTTAGTCATGGCTAATCTCAATTGCAATATTAAAATTGAGTTATAACTAACATTTTTGGCGTAAGTAATTTAACTTTTTGATATTAAATTAAATATTTTTTCTGCCTTTACGGGCCTTCAGCAGTTCTTCAAATAGCTTATTGAAGTCGTCAACTTTGTCCCGCAGCGTTGATAGGTGGATTTCCTTTTCGGACTCTGGCAGTTGGTCAAACAGGTCAAGTAGCTGTATTTGTTGCTCATTGAGTTGGCGCGGGATTTCATCGACCTGAGATGGTTGTTGCTCTTCATCACCGAAAAGAACCCAGGTAGGCGAGCACCGCAGGGCGCGACTAAGGCTGAAAAGGTTTTTTCCAGAGGGTTCACTATCATCGCGTTCCCACTGTGAAACTGAGACGTGAGAAATACCCAGAGCCTGCGCGAGGCTCCGTTGCGTTAACTTCATTTCTTTGCGGCGTGCTCTAATTCGAGAGCCTGGAGTCTGTGTTGTCATAGTTAGCTAATACTAAATTCTATTGACTAAGTTAGTATTACCATCTAATTTGTTAGCCATAACTTACAAATCGGAGGTGATATGTACAAATCTGAAGCTATTAAGCACTTCGGCAACCTGACCAAATTGGCTCAAGCGGCTGGGGTTAAGTTGCCATCTGCTAGCGCCTGGGGAGTGTTAATCCCAGAGAAACGAGCAGCCCGTTTAGAACGGCTTACCGATGGCGCATTGAAATATGACCCAGCGCTTTATCAGCAACAAACGAATGAAGCTTAACAACCAACCCCCACAAAATCTGATTACGCGTAATCAGGTTTACAGCGACAGGAGACGCGACGTGGAAAACATCGAAAACCTGAAAGACGAGATAGCAGCCTGGGCAACAGAACGCGGACAGGAACATGTGGCCATCGAGATCAGCCGGATGTGGTTCATTTTGGGCGGCGATTCGTCAGCGGTGCGCCTTCACCCGATCGAGGATGATTTCGGCAGGGCTGATTGGCGCGCAATAAACAATAACCGGCAGCAGATTTTCCGCTGGTTACGCGGGGAGTCGAAGGCCGCTAGGGCAAAGGTTAGAGCGCTGGCCGACGCGATGGCCGCAGCTTTGCCTGCTGATAGGCGCGCCCGCCTGGGCGGGGTGTCGATGCAGTATCTGCTGTCCGTGGCCATTCGTGAATTTGCCGCGGCAGTTATCGCAATTCTGCTCGATGCCTGTGACACGCAGCAGCGGATTGCCGGAGCGCTCAGCGCATTACAAGACACACAACGCCTGACCAGCGTTTAACACCACAGCTAGGAAAGACCAATGACCGATCACATCACATACCGGAATGGCTGGCGCCTGAACGGAGCGCCGGCAGACATCGCAGATATTCGTCCGATCTTCGAAGAGAGAAGAGCGAGCATCTGGGAACAGTACGAGCAGCACAAGGCAGAGCTGCGTGACGAAAATCTATCGCCGGAGCAGTACCAGGATGCGTGCCGCCAGCTTGCGGATTCACTGGGGATCTGATCATGAGCATGGAAATGATGGTTCGGGCGATGAAAATCAAAGTGGGAAACCCGCTGCGCAAGCTGGTGCTGCTAAAGCTGGCTGATAACGCCAACGATCAGGGGGAGTGCTGGCCAGCAGTTCAGTACATCGCCGAACAGTGTGAGATCTCCAAACGCTCCGCCCAAAATCACATTCAGCAACTGGTGAAAGATGGCTTATTGCGCATCGAAGAGCGCAAAGCAGAGAACGGCCTTAATCGCTCAAATATCTATCACTTAGTGCTGGGGGAGTATGGTGCAAATGCTGCACCCTATGGTGCAAATCCTGCACCCATGGGTGCATCTGCTGCAGGGGGGAGGGTGCAGGAGCTGCACCCAGAACCAGTCAGTTTAGAACCAGTCAATGAACCTATACCCCCTAACCCCCAGGGGGACGACGCTGACGCGCCGGTTGAGCCGCCAAAAATTAAATACCAGGACGTGGCTGACGCCTACAACGAAATCCTCGGTGAACGACTGCCGAAGGTTCAGGAGCTGAACGACAAGCGCAAGCGGCAAATCAAGCGCCTGCTTGGCGAGCTGCATGAACCGACGCTTGAGGTCGTCCGGGCGTACTTTGAGACGTTCCGGGATTCTGCGGGGCCGTTTTATTTTGGCGACAACAACCGCACCTGGCGCGCCGGGTTCGATTACCTGCTGCGTTCTGACGTGCTGACAAAAACCCGTGAGGGTGCGTTATGACACAGCAGGAAATGGAGGCCGTGGTGCTGAGCGGCCTGCTGATCGGCGGCGCCACGCCGGACGCGATGGACGTGATCGCGACCATGCCTGAAGAGGCTTTCAGTGTCAGGTTTCACCGTGACACATACCGGGAAATCAAAAAGCAGGCGCTGACCGATGGCGTGATCGACGTCGTGCTGATCAGCGAAAAGTTGGGCGGCAGCAGCCTGTCGTCGCTGGTTGAGATCAGCCGCGCACCTGGCGCACTGGCCAACCTGAAAGGCTTTGCCAACCTGGCCGTCAAAGGCTGGCGTAGCAGGGTGATGGCCGAACTGCTGCAGGAAGGGGCCGACGCTATCCGCGGCGCCAGGAACCAAGAACAACGCGACGAGGCCGTGCAGGCATCGGTCACGAAGCTGATCGAGATGACTGCTGATGCTGGTGGTGTGGTGCCGGTACACCTTGGCGAGCTGCTGGGTGGTTACATGGATCTGCTGGATAAGCGCATGGCCGGTGATGCGGAAACCCGGAACCTGCTGAGCGGCATCGAGGAGCTGGACGCGATAACCGGCGGTTTCAACCCGCAGGATCTCGTTGTGATTGCCGGCCGCCCGGGCATGGGTAAAACAGAATTTGCGCTGAAAGTTGTCGAGGGAGCGACCCGGAACGGCGGTGGTGCACTGATTTTCAGTATGGAGATGGCCGCCCTGCAAATGGTGGAACGTTCCGTCGCCGGTGCCGGGAACCTGCCTGTTTCAAAGCTGCGTAATCCTCTTGAGATGTGCGACGAAGACTGGGGCCGTATCAGCAGCGCGCTGGAAACGCTGAACGAGCGCGATATCTGGATCGTCGATGCCACGGATCTGACCGTTGACCAGATACAGGCAATCGCGGAGACGCACAAGCGCCGGCACCCGCACCTGTCCATGGTCATGGTCGATTACCTCGGGCTGATCAAAAAGCCCAAGGCGGAGCGTAACGACCTGGCCGTCGGGCACATATCACGCAGCCTGAAAACGATGGCGATGCGCACACGCACGCCGTGCTTCGCACTCAGCCAGCTGTCACGCAAAGTCGATGAACGCCCGGCGGGAAACCGGCGGCCGATTATGTCCGACCTGCGTGATTCCGGCTCTATTGAGCAGGACGCGGACAGCATCCTCATGCTGTATCGGGAGGGCGTTTACAACGCCGACAGCCCGGCAGCACGTTTCGCAGAAGTCATCGTCGGCAAAAACCGTTTTGGCGAGAACGGCACCGTTTACCAAGAGTTCAAAAACGGCCACTTCCTGCCGGTTGATCAAGTCAGCGCACAGGAGGCCACCAGAATGGCTCAGGAGGCTCAAAACCCACAACCCAAGCAAAGACCTTACTCAAGCAAGAAATTTTAACCAGCGCCTGACCAGCGCGTTTTTGACCATAGGAAAGACCCATATGACGACTACAGATTTGTTCTACGCAAAATCCTCGGCAGTTATCGATGATGGCTGCGACCACACTGCGCTGATCATTTGGCGTATGAATGCCGGCGCCCGGGCGCGTACCCGTTCTGCGTTCGTTTTGCCGCCGGTACCGGTGCAGGTAATCAAACCACGCCACGAAAAAGCTAAGCCAGCCCAAAAAGATCGGACGGTTCGCGCCAAGGTGAAACCGGTAAAAACGGGCTTTCCTGCGCGAAACCTTGCTGCTGTCATGCTCGGTAAAACCCTCACGTTTAACGGTGTGATGATGGCCCTGAATAAACATTATCCGGGGCATGGACTGACGAAACGGAACCTGCAGACGCGCCTGACGCAGATGCTCAACTCCCCGCACGTCGATATCGTTCGGCACGAAAAACCGACCCCTGAATACACGCTGAAAAAAGTAGACGGGTGCTATTACGCCAACTCTGAGAAGTCATCAGGGAGCCTCTGACCGATGGCCGGGCAATCGGATTACTTACCGCCCGGCCTGCCATTCAATCGAGGAGCCTGGACGCAGGAACAACGCGACCTGGAGCAGTACGACCTGCGCGCCTGCGGCCTGATCCGTGACCTGTACGCACGGAAAATCACCCGCACAAAAGTGCTGGTGGCGATTGAAGAAGCACCGGAGCACTACCGCGAACATTTCAGATCGCGCCTGAATTACTGGCGTGAGCGTAAAGACGGGATAAAGACATGAAAACGAGCATCGTAAAAACTCACATCGGCACGGTTATCACGAAAGACGGACCTAAGCGCAAGAAGCTACACGAAACGAGCTCGATGTGGGTTGTCGGGAAAAACGAGTATTACCGAAAAGACACTGGTAAGCGCCATTTTGCCGAGCATACGCGCCGGCGTCTGGTACTCGAATCTATTAAACCGATCCAGGGGGCCGAAAATGCTTAATCAGACCGAAATAGCCATTGGCCAGATATCCGAATACATCCTGCGAGTATGTCAGGGCATGCAGCTGCAGGAAGCAAAAGAACGGTTGCAAAAAAAGTTGGCCCTGTACTCCGCTGATGGGTGTGAGGCCGAAACACTACATACCACCTTTGCCGCGGCACTCAAAAGCCATACGCGTGATTCGTTCTTTTCGCATATCAAGCAGTCGGAAGGAAAGGCACTTAAATGCCCTCGCTGCGGAACGGAGGGGTGGCACCGCTGCTATATAGGGCAGGAGGTAGGGCGATGATCTGTATTCAAAATTATGAGTGGAGAACGGATATCGATGAATAAGCAACTGGAAGAGCTGAAATCGGTTGGTGCAGATTTTCAAACACCTCATGGGCCACAATCATGGGACAGTAACGGCAGATAGTAATGCCGGTAGCCTGTTTACCGATAGCGGGGTGTAGTTATATTTTAGAGTGTGCGCTAAAATTCACACCTATATACTTAATCAATGGATAGGGATAACTATGTGCCAATTATTTGATCATAAATATTCTGATAGGGTGTCGGATTCACTTAAAGAAAAAGTTCTATCTAATATTAAAGCCGATGGGGTTATTGCTCGAGGGGTTTTGGAGGCTATTCGCCTTCTCGAAGGTGATACCGTTGCGCAGTCCACAAAAGCCATGCTTCATAAGGAAAGAGAGTTTAAAGGTGAGCTGGCTGGTTTTTATCACATCCATGTCGCTGAAAACGTCCTCAGCAGGACAATAAATAACGTTGGTAAAAAAAAACGAAATCCGGTGAAAAATCCCGAGCCAGATGAGGTTATTGAGTATGTAACAATACAGGTTTTAGAGTCATATGCTAAAAGTTGTAACATTCCCTACAGTCAGGATAATAGCCAGCATTTAGTGGAAAGCATTCGTCATAGTAGTCATGTAAAAAAAGTTGGCCTTGACAAGGTGCTTGCATCACTTCAGGAAAAAACTAATGTCATGATTAATAATGTTTTTTATTCAAAAAACAAAGTGACTGGTGATTGGTTAATATATAAAAAACATTCTGATGGGAAAAATTACTACTTAGACTATACACCACACATAAGTCCACATGACTTACAGTTACAGAGTGAGCTTAAAGCATCTTTAAGCAAGTCTTTTGAATTATTGATCTCTCAATGTTGATAATATGTAAGATCAACGTCTGAGAGTATTTTCGGGAATAGTTAATGTACTATTATAGCGTTAGCAAGCAGTTCCCAGGTTCGGTATTTTATCCAACAGAGGATACTAAATGATTATGGATTTTGTTGTCTTTGGCCACGGCTACGATGGTGATAGAAAAGAGGGGGACTATAACGGAGAGGGAACCGTGGATTTCTTCCGCCCTATTGGCGTTGGAGCGTTATCTGTTGAATCAGGTGGATTTGTTGGTCAACCACTGACTAAGGTCACCTTCACAGTCCACGAGCACAAATCATCCATCAATGGAAAGATTTATATGCTAGCGATAGAAGATGGCTTTGTCCCGGAAGATGTGGATTTTAAAATATTACATTCAATGGTAGACCCAAGACCTTAGCAACACCCTACACAAAACAACCTCGCCCCGGCGGGGTTTTTTATTGCCCAGAGATAGCATGAAGGGGGGCATGCGCGGCGACACTGAACACGGCATTGTCACTCACTTGGTACCACGACTTGCTGCGCTGGAGGATGGCAGAAATGAATAAAACTAATGTCAAAATTGATGAGATAATTCTTAATGAGAGCAGTGAAAGATTCAAAAGGAATAGTTTTGTGAAGTTATTTTTTATTTGGTTATTAATTTGCAGCCCATTGCTGCTGCTAGGGAATATCCTTGGCTTGGCGTCAGTAGCGCTCTGGCTCGCTAACACAGCAATCATGACGTTGATCGCGCGGTATGTGATGACACGTAAACGTGGTGACGAGGACAGTTGGGACGGGTACTGATTGCCTTCCAAACGCCATAATCTTGAGCGGCCCGTTAGTGCGGGCTGTTTTTATTCCACCACCACACAACAAGTCATGTGTATTTATACAGTATTTTTGTGACATACTTCTCCTGTGAATTGGTTGTGCCAGGGGAGAAACAAAAATGATTACGAAACAATATGCTATCGATAATTTACCATACACAGGACGAGTCATTATTCGCTGTGAAAACGGTAGCGTGGAGAGCATTCGTAACGTATACAATAATGAACACGTTGCATCATTTAACGCGTTGATTGATTTGGCAAAATCCGCAGGTTATTCGATTGTGTCACCAGACGGGATTAAGCTATAATTAATGGGTCGGACTGAACACCCGGCCTATTCAATTTCTGAACAACTGCTGCGCTACAGGAGATCACCTAATGGCGCAGTATTCGTTTGTAAAATCCGCAGGAAATATGTTGGTTCCGGCAACGCCGGACGCACTGGAATTTCTCAAAACCAAGGTTAAGTTTGGCGCTGTCATGTACGCGGATTTCAGCCAGGCGCGTAACCCGGCATTTCACCGTAAATATTTCTCGCTGCTAAACCTCGGGTACCAATACTGGGAGCCAACCGGCGGCGCCATATCCCCGGCCGATAAAGAGCTGCTCACCGGGTATGTGAAGTTTCTGGCGTATTACGCAGGCAACGAGGAAACACTGCAGGCCGCCGCAGACGAATATCTGCATGATGTAGCCGAAAAGCGCGCCGGAAATATCACCATCACAAAATCGTTCGAGGCGTTCCGCTCCTGGGTAACGATCCAATCTGGCCATTACACCGAATACCAGATGCCCGACGGCAGCGTGCGCAAGGAACCCCGCAGCGTATCGTTCGCAAAGATGGACGATATCGAGTTCTCCCAGCTCTACAAAGCCACCATCGATGTACTGTGGAACTACATCCTGTTCCGCTCGTTCCCCAGCCAGCAGGCAGCAGAGAACGCTGCCGCCCAGTTGCTCAGCTATACAGGTCAGGGGCATTAATGGCTATGAAAAAAACCTGGTTCCATCATCTCGAATGCTCGACCACTCAAGCTGACGAACTGGTCTCTCGGTATCGCCAGCGCGGCGTGAAGGTTGAGCGCAGCCTAAATCACGATCTCAGCACATGGACGGTCAGCGCATACCTGCCAGAAAGCAAAAATACACCACGCCCAGCCCGGCGCTGGCGCAACCGGATGTGGGGGTGATCATGGCTAATTTACGCAAAGAGGCCCGCGGCCGGGATTGCCAGATCCGTATCCCGGGCGTTTGCAACTTCAACCCAGAAACGACCGTGCTGGCGCACTATCGCATGACCGGCACCAGCGGCACGGCAATCAAGCCAGACGATGCGCAGGGCGCGTGGGGCTGCAACGCATGCCACGATGCGGTCGACGGCAGAACAAAAACAGAATACACGCGCGATGACCTGCGGCTAATGCATGCCGAGGGAGTATTTCGCACGCAAGCAATCTTGAGAGGTGAGGGGAAATTATGATGCTCGATATGTATGAGGTGTTGTCTCGTTGGGGCGTATGGGCACGTGAAAGCAGTGGTATCGACTACTCACCGATCGCCGCCGGTTTCAAAGGGCTGCTGCCGCCGGCAAGCTCAGGGAAAGAGTTCTGTAACGATGATGACGGGCTGCTAATCGATGGCTGCGTGGCCAGGCTGAAAAAGTATAAGCCCGACGAGTACGATCTGGTGATTGCACACCATGTTTACGGGGTTTCGCTGCGCAAGATAGCCAAGCGGCGTAAGTGCTCTGATGGCACGGTGCGGAAGGAGATGCAGACTGCCGAGGGGTTTATCATGGGGGTGTTGTGCATGTTAAACATACAACTTGGTTCTATCTTTGAATAATTTTAGTTTTTTGTAGGGGAGAGAGGGGGTTTTACGTTAAAATACCTCCCATTAAATTTGTAAATTTGTTATAGCTAGGGGCTTGGATATGTCAGCATTTATTACTCCACTACGTTATCCTGGAGGTAAGGGGCGTTTGGGACCTTGGCTGTCTGAATTGTTGAGATTTAATGCTATAAGTGGTGGATGGTATGTCGAACCGTATGCAGGTGGTGCCGGTGCTGCTCTTTTCTTATTAATGCGCGGGTATGTAAACCATATAGTCATTAATGATATTGACCCAGCAATCCATGCATTCTGGTGGTCCATTCTAAATAAAAATAAAGATTTTTTATGCCTTTTGGAAAGAACAGACATTACGATGGAAAACTGGTATAAGCAAAAAGAAATAATCGCTAACCATACTTGTTATGATCCATTAACTGTAGGATTTGCCGCATTTTTTCTGAATAGAACGAATCGTTCCGGAATTCTCACTGGAGGAGTTGTTGGAGGAAAGAAACAAGACGGTAAATATAAGCTTGATGCGAGGTTCAATAAGATAAAGCTTGCAGAGAGAATAAAAAGTATCGGAGAAATAAAATCTCATGTAAGCCTGTATAACCTTGATGCTATTAAGTTGATTGATAAGATTGAAAGTGATCTTCCAACAAATTCTCTAATATATCTCGATCCTCCCTATTATGTTAAAGGGAGTCAATTATATAGAAATCATTATAAACATGATGATCATGAAAAAATTGCAGAGCGAGTAAAAAAATTATCTACTCCTGTTTTAGTTACATATGATAACTGTGAGCAGATACGTGAAATGTATAGGGGAGAGAGTGTTGAGGAGTTTTCCTTTCATTACTCAACACATTTAACTCGACCAAAAATCACAGAAATTATGGTCTATAAAAATATAGATCTGCATAAAATTCCCTCTATGGTCAAGAGCGGATGATAAATCTGGCCACTTATAGTGGCCAGAGATTTAGTCTTTCCAACAAGCACGAACAAAACAACCTATGTTATCCCAAAATATATTTATTGTGATATAGTCTGGGTGGTGCGTCTCCCTATGGAGTAGTTTTTGCAAGGTTTCAATATGTAATGCCCCTTGCTCTCCTCTCGTATATGTCATAATAATGTTGTGCTCTGATTTATCTATCAAACCCCGCTCCAACATATGATCCGCACACGCAGCAATGTTTTTTGAAAGACTGGATTTATCTTTTAATTTATTCAACCCTCTATATTCTTTCTCGCTAAGTTCGAGCAGCGCCCTTAATAGGAAGGTTGCTGCAAGCGTTGTTTTCTTTACATCCAATTGCCGTAGTTCAGCAATGATTGTTCTAACTTTTGTATCTTCATCAGGCACTTCTATACCAATTTTACCTCTTCCGAGAACCCTGTTTCTTTCTGATGGTCTTTTTTTGGGAGTTTTTCCTCGACCTGATGATGATTTAACGTTATCAGTACCATCAGTACCATCAGTACCATCAGTACCATCAGTACCATCAGTACCATCAGTATTATTTGATGATGAACTATTTTTACTATTGTCCTGTTCTTTTTTTTCTCCCTCTCCATCCCTCTCTTGTTCATCATCGTTTTTGTTATATGAACTTTCGTCTTCATATATCCCTGCAAATGACCTGACTTTTCTTAAATAATTTAGAGCTGCCTCTGGTGTAAACACTGAGTTAACATCTACAATTTTTTGCGAGAAGTCAGTGTTTATCTTTGAAGCCATTTTAAGTATTTTATCCTTCGATAATATAGGTTTTAAATTATCGTTTTCCACCTCGTATCCGAGTAATTTAAGGTTGGCTATGGTGAAGAATCTATGGACAGTTGTGATAGGGAAATCATCTTCTACGTCTAGACCGCCTTGTTCAGCTAAGATGAGATATTGCCCAGCTCTCTTATAGTCTGTAGGATGTTCATTGTTTAATAGGAAAACAGTCCTCATATAAGCATGCCAATCATATAATCCAGCACCATCTCTGGCACCTGAATGTCTTGCGACGATTTCTTTAAATATGGCGTCTTTGTTGTCGCTGGATAAGCAGTCTATCTTCGAAGGTATGTTGTCCGAGTACGTTTTCTTTATATCTTTTATTTTATTTATTAAGTGTTGCTCTGAGCATAGTTTGGGATCATTAAGTAACTTTAATGCTGTAACTCTTCTGTTTCCATCTTTCACAACCCACTTCCCGTCATCTGTTGGCATGACTATAATGGGCATTGTGGTTAAGCCATTTTTCGCTATATCTTCCATCAAAACCAAAAGCTGTTTTTCTTTTCTCAATATCCTAGATATACAGTTGTTTTGATCGCTCCCAGCTCTTATACGTGCATTACCTGTATCTAAAAGAATATTTTGAATTGGAATGTCTTTTTGCTGAGTGAAATGCTTGCGGCTCATGAGAATATTTCCTTTTTCATTATGTAGTTACTTATAATGTCATCACGATGATACAAAAAAGCTAACGCGTACGCAAAAAGTGTTGTAACGTGATAAGAATGATTACGTAGTCACGTAGCTTAGCAACTTCCAAAACCTCGCTCTGGCGGGGCTTCGATTAGGGTGGTAGCGACGTTTAGGCATCCCCTTTCTGTATGTAATTCAGAATAGTTGGATATACATGGCATGCTTTTTGAACAGTGATGTCCCCCAGACGCTACTGTGCTTAAAAGTGACGACCAGGAAATACTGGTAACAAGCCTTGGCTAACGCCGGGGCTTTTCTATTTCAGGGCTGCGCTAACGCGCGGCCTTTTTCGTTTCTATCACCCGGAGACCGGGACAAGCCCCGGAAAGGGGAAAGGATGAAGATAATCATGCCTGATAAAATCGCCACAGCGATCGGGTATTGCACATCGGGCGGCCTCATTTGTTGGGGCGGTATTGCGCGTTGGTTGCATGACCTCGACTGGAATCTGATCGCCGTCGTCGGCGGCTTTGTTATCGGCGTGGCGACCTTCGCCGTTAACGTCTACTTCAAAAATCGGCAGACGAAAGCATATGAAGCGGCGCTAAAGCGTGGGTATGTGACGGCGCCGCCGCAGAAGGACTAACCATGACACCACAACTCAGGAAGAAAATTATCGCAGCCATTACCGGCGGCGGTGGTGCTGCCGTTATCGCGACTGCGATGCTCGGCGGCCATGATGGATTAGAGGGGCGGCGGTATGTAGCCTATCGCGACGTCGTCGGCGTTCTGACGGTCTGCGATGGGCATACCGGTGCCGATATTATTCCCGGCAAAGGCTACAGCGATGCAGAATGTGATGCGCTCCTAAAAGCCGATCTGCAAAAAGTCGCCCACATTGTCGATCCCGCTATCAAGGTTAAAACCACGGAAACCCAGCGCGCCGCGATTTACTCGTTCTCCTACAACGTCGGCCCGAATGCGTTTATTCGTTCGACGATGCTGAAAAAGTTGAATGTGGGCGATCCCACCGGCGCATGTGGTGAACTGAAGCGCTGGAAGTACGCCGGCGGTAAAGAGTGGAAAGGGCTTGTCACCCGTCGCGAGGTGGAAAATACCGTTTGCGCCTGGGGGCAGCGATGAACTTGTTATTCCACATCAAGGTCGCTCTGGTTGCTTTCGCTATTACGTCACTGATTTATTTCGCTGCCAGCAACTGGGGGCTGCGCAAAGAGTTGCTGATGGTGGAACAGCGGGCTGAACAGCAGAAAAAGACGCTGGCGCAGCAGGCCGAACTGCTCGCAACAATGCGCGCGGATGACGCCCGTAATCGCTCACTGATGGCGGAACAGCAACAGAGAGAGCAGCTGCTGCGCCAGCAGGGCGAAATTTACCAGAGGAAACTGCGTGATGCACTTAAAGGTGATAAGTGCGGCAATAGCCCTATGCCTGCCGCTGTTGTTGAGCTCCTGCAGCAGAACACCGCCGCCGGCACCAGAGCAGGTGATAAGCATGCCCCCTGAAACAGTATTCGCTACGTGCGAGCAGCCAGAACTGCAGGGCGACACGTGGGGAGACGCAGTCAGCTACACGCTGGCGCTTCAGACATCACTGAAAATATGCGCCGGCAAGGTTGAAACGCTCAACAAGTGGAGGCAAACCATGCCGAAATAAAACGGATAGACCGTAGCAGCCGAAAGGCGGCAATCGCAGGGTTATGACCTGCGCCCGAGTCTCCGCGTAGAGAGCCAGCTTTGCATCTGGCGAGGGTTAATATGAAAAGAGGCACCGGTGTCGCCGCGTGACAGCCAATCACGCACTGGTTAGAGCCAGCGGGGAGCAGAGACGAACTGGGGGGGGGACGACTCAAGGGCATGAGCGTGGCCACTGCGAAAGTGTGGCGGCATGACAGAAGCCCTTCAGTGAGGGGCTTCGATAATGACACTTCAAGCCTCGATTAGCTCAAATAGGTAATCCTTTCCATCATACGAGTAAATGGCCTTTTTCTGAGGCTTGAGAACGTTGGTTCTCCAACTCTGATGGCGTGACCATGGTTTGATCTCATAAAACTCCCAAGCAGCCAATGTGCTGCGGTGTTCACTAGTAATTCCGTTCACAGTTACACGAACTCTATGGCGAACGTGCTGTGCTGGATTTTTCATATGCGTCCTTCATCGTCATTGATAATTCAGATCATTAATTTTATCAGCAGTGACCACATAAAGCAGTCGGTTTGCATTATAGAGCGCCTATCCGCGGTGGCCAGATAATGCTTGAACGAATAGGAAGTGTATGGTTAGATAAAACTATAAAATTCAATCATCTCAGTATAGTTGAGTTGATTCACCGGCGTGTGTGGCTTCTTCCTTAGACTGATGCTCACGGCTTCTTTAGTTGGGACTGGCGAGAGCTTAACCTCATTTGTAACACAGTTCTTAATTGCAGAAGTAATCAGTGTCGTTGCGGGATATACCGTTAAGGAGGGTTCAAAAATGATGAGAAATTTATTTGCTGTGAAAGATTTTTTGAACAATACAATCGGAGCTGTGAAAAACAGTCTGGGCGTAAGCCACAATTTCAGGCAAAGCCTGCTGATGAGCCTGTGAAATTCAGGCGAAAATAGCACGTAGATAAATAAAGCCGCCTCCGGGCGGTTTTTTATTGTCCATTCCTGAGCGCCCACACGGACGCTGCGTAATGCGCAAAAAAAAGCCCCTCAAGGAGAGGGGCAAAGCAATACACAACACCAGGGAAAACGTCACGGTAGTAACGCGCTGTTATTGTAGGGTTTTAAGGGTGAAAATGCTGATGCAATTTTGCATTGGTATGATGAGCGGATACGCTTCGCAGAGCAGTTTCACGAGGCTACTGCGATATGCGCAAAGCAAAGTCACTGAATCTGCCTGACTTCCCCGTCGATTGGGTGATAGAAGGGAGGGGGCGACCGCTACGAGGGGGGCCGTGCAGGCTGCCCTCGGTGAATCGTGAAGATAGTGGCCCTTGCTCAAGTGATAACAGTTCTCGTTTTCGGGTCCCTTTCGTGATTTTGAACACCGAGGGGGCGGCGACACGCGGGAAACGGCTAGTTTTTTGCATTTTATTGACATCATCATCATGTGCTCACGTAATTGTTTTCACTTGAAATTATTTTTTCAAGATGTCGAATCGTATAAAAAGTGTTCATCATCATGGATAAAGAATTGGAGAACGTCAGGCTGAACCTGAATCAGCTGGCGGCAATTACGGGATCACATCGGCAAACCATCGCTGCGCGCCTGAAAAACGTCGAACCTGCCCCCGGCAGTAATGCCAAGCTGAAGCTTTACACGCTGCCGGATGTGCTGGCTGAACTGGTGAAGTCTGCGCCGGTGGATGATGTTGACAAAATGCTACCGCCTGACAGAAAAGCGTGGTTCCAGTCGGAACGCGAGCGGCTCAAGTTTGAACAGGAAACCAATGAACTGATCCCTGCAGAAGATGTTGCTCGCGAATTCTCTGCGATGGCAAAGGCGATGGTTCAGGTGCTGGAAACATTACCGGATATCTTGGAGCGTGATTGCGCGCTGCCGCCGTCTGCCGTTTCCCGTGTGCAGTCTATTATCGATGACCTGCGCGATCAGATAGCGCTGAAGGTTATGAACGCTGATACAGAGATTGAGGAGGAAATGCCCGAGGAGGAGTAATGGTTGCACAGGCATCAGCCGCAGAAACCCGGCGGAATATGGCCGGTATTATTCAGGCTCCGCGCCGCATGCCGGTTGCCGAAGCTGTTGAAAAGTTTATGCGGGTGCCTATGGGCGCGGGCAACTCTGTTAAGTGGGACCCGAGCGTGGCGCCGTATGTGATTGAGCCGATGAACTGCCTGGCGTCACGTGAATACGACGCCGTGGTGTTTGTTGGCCCGGCGCGTACGGGTAAAACCATCGGCCTGATTGATGGCTGGATTGTTTACAACATCGTGTGCGATCCCTCCGATATGCTGGTCGTGCAAATCTCGGAAGAGAAAGCGCGGGAACACTCCAAAAAGCGCCTGGCGCGCACGTTCCGCGTGAGTCCAGACGTGGCTGAGCGTCTCAGCCCCCGGCGCAATGATAACAACGTTCACGATCGGACCTTTCTGGCGGGGAACTATCTGAAGATTGGCTGGCCATCGGTCAATATCATGTCCTCGTCGGACTACAAATGCACCGCGCTGACAGATTATGACCGGATGCAGGAAGATATCGACGGCGAGGGCGACGGGTTCACGCTGGCGTCAAAACGTACCACAACGTTTATGAGTGCAGGCATGACGCTGGTAGAGAGTTCACCAGGTCGCGATATTCTGGATTCAAAATGGCGGCGCCGCTCAGAGCATGAGGCCCCGCCAACCACCGGCATCCTTTCATTGTTCAACCGTGGCGATCGCCGCAAATGGTATTGGCAGTGTCCGCACTGCGGCGAATATTTCCAGCCGATCATGGAAGTGATGACCGGATACCGGGAAATCCCCGATCCGGTAAAAGCCAGCGAGTCTGCGCATATGTGTTGCCCTCACTGCAGCGGCACGATAACGGCAGATATGAAACGAACCTTGAACCAGTCTGGTGTGTGGTTGCGTGAAGGGGAGTCGATCGACGCCGAAGGCAACCGGACAGGCGAGCCGCGCCGTTCACGTATTGCGTCATTCTGGATGGAGGGGCCGGCGGCGGCATATCAGACCTGGTCACAGCTCGTCTACAAGCTGCTGACCGCTGAGCAGGATTACGAAACAACGGGATCGGAGGAAACGCTCAAGGCGGTTATCAATACCGACTGGGGCCGGCCGTATTTGCCGCGTTCTGCCTCTGAACAGCGCCGCAGTGACGAACTGCTGGCGCGCGTGGAGGATTACGGTAAACGCCTGGTACCGCCAAAGGTCAGATTCCTGATCGCGGCGGTGGATGTGCAGGGCGGCAAGAATCGCCGCTTTGTGGTCCAGATTGTCGGCTATGGCGAAAACGGCGAGCGGTGGCTGGTGGACCGGTACAACATCAAGCAGTCGATGCGGTGTGATCCCGATACGGGTGAAGCGTTGCCGATCCATCCGGGGGCATACCCGGAGGACTGGAACTTGCTGATCACTGACGTGCTCGATAAAACGTACCGGCTGCAAAGCAATCAGGACAAGCGTATGCCAATCCTCGCCATGGCCGTAGACAGCGGCGGCGAAGATGGCGTGACCGACAACGCGTATAAATTCTGGCGTCAGTGCCGCCGCGATGGCGTGCATAAGCGGGTGTATCTCATCAAAGGGGACAGCACCCGGCGTCAGAAAACCATTACAAAAATCCACCCGGACAACACCGACCGAAGCGACCGCCGCGCAGCTGCGCGCGGTGACGTTCCTGTCTACCTGTTGCAGACCGACACGCTGAAAGACCAGCTCAGTAACGCGCTGAGTCGTGAAGCGCCAGGCGCCGGGTATATTCACTTCCCGAATTGGTTGGGGGAATGGTTTTTTGACGAACTGACCTACGAAGAGCGTGGATCAGATGGCAAGTGGCGTAAGCCAGGGAAGGGCAATAACGAAGCCTTTGACCTGTTTTGTTATGTGCATGCCGTCGTGATGTTACGCCGTTACGAGCGTATCAAGTGGGATGAGCCGCCAGCCTGGGCTGAATCACAAGATACGAACCCCAATATTTTCAACGAGAACTCATCAAGGGAGGTCGTGTTGACGAAGAAAAAAACCAAGGCGGAACCGAAACAGGCTGCGCCTCAGCATACCTCTAGCGGATGGATGAACGGTGGCGGTACGGGGGGAGGAGGCTGGTTATGACGAAACAGGAAATCCGGGACATGGTGGTGCGTGTCAGGGGGTTCTACACGGACTCGCTCGACGGTAAATCCGTGTCCTTTACCGGCGTCAACGGCCGCACCATCACAAACCACGATCCGGCGGCGATGCGTGCAGAGCTGGAATATTGGGAAGGCCGGCTACGAAAGGCGTCCTGTCGTGGCGGTGGGTATAAGCTCGCTAACTTCGTGTAGGTAACCCATGGGATTTATAGAAAAGACACTCGGCGTTGTGGCGCCAGGGTGGGCCTTGTCACGCGCCAAAAATCGTTATCAGCTGCGGGCGTATGAAGCGGCCAACGTGTCACGGCTGCAAAAAGCCAAGCGCGAGGGGCGTTCTGCTGATTCGGCCGTATTCGCGGCCGGTGTGTCGTTGCGTGAGCAGGCGCGCTGGCTGGACGAAAACCACGACATTGTGATCGGCATCCTCGACAAACTGGAAGAACGAGTCGTCGGGGCGCAGGGTATTCAGGTCGAGCCGCAGCCGTTACGGAAGGATGGCACGCTGCATGAGGAATGCGCGGAGCTGCTGGCTACGCACTGGTCCGAATGGTCCGTCCGGCCAGAAGTCACCGGCATGTTTACGCGCGCCGAGGTTGAACGGCTGATCCTGCGCTCAGCACTGCGTGACGGCGAAGTGTTCTCGCAACTGGTGCGGGGGCCGGTGTCGGGGCTGAAGCATGCCACAGGCATCCAGCTGTCTCTGGAATGTCTGGAGGCGGACTTTGTGCCGATGAATCTGGGGAGCCTTGGCAGCGGGAATGTTCAGCAGGGCATTGAGGTTAATGCCTGGGGGCGGCCGGTGGCTTACAACGTGTATAAGGCACATCCAGCCAGCACGCTGCGTATGTCTACGGCGACCAAGCGGGTGCCGGCCGAAAACATGTTGCACCTGGCAATGCGCAAGCGGCTGCACCAGCTGCGCGGGATCAGTTTGCTACACGGCGTGATTACCCGTCTGGCTGATATCAAAGATTACGAAGAGTCGGAACGTGTTGCCGCGCGTATCGCTGCGGCGCTGAGCTTCTATATCAAGCGTGGCGATGGCGCTTCTGGTGATGAGGCGGAGTTTTCGGAGCCAGGCACGGCGCGTAACTTTGACATTGCGCCGGGCATGATCTTCGACGAACTGCGCCCCGGTGAGGATTTGGGGATGGTTGAGTCAAACCGGCCCAATGTGCACCTGTCTGAATACCGTAACGGCCAGCTCCGCGCCGTTGCCGGCGGTACGCGCAGCGGTTATTCCAGTATTTCCCGCGACTATAACGGCAGTTATTCCAGCCAGCGCCAGGAGCTGGTTGAAGGGTTCGAGGGCTACAACGTCCTGCAGAACTGGTTTGTCGGTCAATACAGCCGCCCGGTTTACCGTGCCTGGGTAGACATGTTGCGTCTGTCGAAAATCCGCCTTCCCGATGATGTGGATATGTCCTCGCTGTACAACGCGCTCTATCTGGGGCCGGTAATGCCGTGGATTGATCCGGTGAAAGAGGCTGAATCGTGGAAAACCATCGTGCGCGGTGGGGCTGGCACCGAGGCTGAATGGGTACGCGCGCGCGGCAAGTCACCGCAGGAGATTAAACGCCAGCGTGTACGTGAAGTTGAATTTAACCGCGATCACGGTCTGGTGCTGGACTCTGACGCAGCCAACGACTCAGGAGCGAAAGCGAATGAAACAAAAAAATCCGGGGTGGATGACCCCGAAAGCAAGTCTTAGCGGTATCGACGCGGTGAATACCGAAACCTGGTATGAAATCCGTGCCGCGCTGGGCCGTCCGGGACAGGTAGAAATCTATCTCTATGAAGAGATCGGCCGCTGGGGTATTTCGGCGCAATCCTTTATCAACGACTGCCGCGACGCCGGCGTGTTCGAGGCCACAAACGTTGAGCTGCACATCCACAGCCCCGGCGGGGATGTGATGCACGGGTTCGCCATTTACAACACGCTGCAGCGGCTGACCGGGCAGGTCGATATCTATATCGACGGCCTGGCGGCGAGCATGGCTTCGGTTATCGCCTGCCTGCCGAATGCCACGGTACATATGCCCTCCAATGCTTGGATCATGATCCACAAGCCGTGGGGCGGCATGGCCGGGGATTCTGACGAAATGCGCGATTATGCCAATTTCCTCGATCGTAACGAGGAGATGATGCTGGCGGCGTATATGTCGAAAACCAGTCTGTCGCGGGAAGAAATCGCGGCATTACTGAAGGCCGAAACCTGGATGGATGGTGCGGAGGCGGTTGCTAAAGGCTTCGCTGATGTGCTGGAAGAACCACTCGATGCAGCCGCATCGCTCAATCAAAACAAACTGAAGGATTATCACAATATGCCACAAGCAGCTAATCACCTCTTCGGCGCACGTGCGCAGACCTCGGCACCTAACGCGCAAAATTCACAGAACCCGGCTCCGGTCTCTCAGCCGGCGCCTGCTCCATCCGCGCCGGTTGCACAGGCTCCACAAATCGATGTGGCGGCGCTGGCGGCGCAGCTGCAGCAGACGCTGCAGGCCAACAACACCGCACGCATCACGGATGTGAATGCCGTCTTTGAAGGTTTTCCTCAGTTGGCCGCGCTGCGCACCGAGTGCATCAACGATATGAGCTGCGATGCGAACATGGCGAAAGATCGCCTGCTGGCTAAGCTGGCGGAAGGCACCACGCCGAGCATTGGCGCCAGTGCCGCGCATATCCATGCCGGCAACGGTAACCTGGTCGGTGATTCGGTCCGTGCCTCGGTAATGAGTCGTGCCGGTCATGCGCAGGCGGAAAAAGACAACCCTTACCAGGGGATGACGCTGCGTGAACTGGCGCGCGCCTCGCTGGTTGATCGCGGCATTGGCGTAGCCGGCATGTCTGGTCAGGGTGTGGTCGGTCTGGCATTTACCCATTCAAGCTCCGACTTTGGCAACATTCTGATGGATGTGGCCCATAAATCTACGCTGTTAGGGTGGGAGGAGGCGAATGAAACCTTTGACCGCTGGACGCGTAAAGGCACGCTGACCGACTTTAAAACCGCGCACCGCGTTGGCCTGGGCGCGCTGGACAAGTTGCGTGAAGTGAAGCCGGGTGCGGAATACAAATACATTACGGTCGGTGACAAAGGGGAGCCTATCGCCCTGGCAACCTATGGCGAACTGTTCAGCATTGACCGCCAGACCATCATTAACGATGACATGGACATGCTGACGCGTATTCCTGCGATGATGGGCGGCGCAGCACGTTACACCGTCGGTGAGCTGGTCTGGGCGGTGCTGACCAGCAACCAGAAGATGAGCGACGGGAAAGCCCTGTTCAGTGCGGATCACAATAACCTGGTGAACCAGCCTCTCACTATTGACGGACTGGATAAGGCCCGCCAGGCGATGCTGCTGCAGACCAACGGCAAGCGTAAGCTTAACATTCGTCCGGCTTATATGCTGACGCCGGTGGCGCTGGAGTCGAAAGCCAATCAGCTGATCCGCTCTGCCAGCGTACCGGGCGCCGATGCCAACAGCGGCATCAACAACCCGATCCAGAACTTTGTGGAAGTTATCTCCGAAGCGCGCCTGGATGATAACAGCGCGGAAGCATGGTATCTGACGGCAGCACAGGGCAAGGACACGATCGAAGTGGCGTATCTGGATGGCATTGATACGCCATATCTGGAACAGCAGCAGGGTTTCACCATTGACGGTGCGGCATTCAAGGTACGCATTGACGCCGGCGTCGCGCCGATGGATTGGCGCGGTCTGGTGAAGTCTACCGGCAAAGCTTGATAAACCGCCTGATACGGCGGTTTTTTTATGTCCGTGGGTGGCGTCGCCACCCATTTACTTTCTGGAGAAAATCATTATGGCAAAGAATTTACAGCAGGATGGCACCACGCTGGATTACGAGAACACGTCGGCAACACTGGTTGAGTCCGGTCAGCCGGTGGCTGTTGGTGGCATTGTCGGTGTTGCACATGCCGATATCCCCGCAGGGGCGTGGGGCGTGCTGCATACCGTCGGGGTATTTGTTCTGCCCAAGGTGGCGGATGAAACCTGGGCGGTGGGTGACAAGGTTTATCTGGATGCCACTGGCGCGCTGACAGCAAAAGCCACTGACGGCGCAGAAACTGCTGCAGCGTTCCCTCTGGCCGGCTCGGCATGGAGCGCCGGCGAGGCCGGACAGGAAGACGCCCCGGTGCGGCTGGGTTTCTAAATGAACCGGTTCACGGAACGGATGCAGCGTGCTGATCGTCGTGTGGACCGCTATTTCGCCGAAGACCCCTCGGTGGTTTTAGTCATTGAGGGGCAAGCCCGTCCGGTCGTCGCAATTTTTGAAAGCCCGGATGATATGGCCCTGGTGCAGGGCGGCGGTGAAATTCAGGATCATGCGCCAGCTATCAGCGTGTATACGGCTGACATTGTTGGGCTTGAAAAGAAATGCCAGGCGTTGATCGGCGGGGCCAGCTATTGGGTGACGCATATCGGTGCTGATGAAGCGGGCAGAACGCGCGTGAAGCTTGCCAGAGGCGTCCCTGGGAAAGATGTGGACCCCATTAACAAATGGAGTAAGTAACGATGGCCAGGACTACGCGGTTACGCCGTGATCTCCCGATCGATATCGACACCATGGTTCTGCGTGACATTGCCCTGGCCGTCGGGGCAACGCACAAGCAGTACATGACCGCGTATTCCCGCGCACTGAAGCGAACCGCCGCCACCATGCGCAAGCGGGCCATGGCGGATATCAAGGATGGGCTGGCACCGCGCAGTATGGCGATGGTGAGAAAGCGCCTGCTTTCCTTTCGTGTTTCTCGCGGCTCGTTGCTGGATGAAGGGCGCTTGTGGTTCGGTCTGAATGCAATCAAGGTCAAGGACCTGAAGGGGCGTATTAACGGCCGTATGCGTCCGCATCATACCCGCCGTGACCCGAAAACCGGGCGCTATGCCCCGTCGCGCCGGCGGGCAAACTCTGTGGGTTATGAACCGCGCGGCAACCTGTTGTCAGCCAAAACGTTTGAGAATGGCGAGGTCGGACGGAGCAAACGAGAAGGACGCCGGACGGTGCTGATCCGCGACGCGGCGACGCGGCGTACCCGTGAAGCCGAAGTCGATATTTATGCGCCGATGCTGGATTACATCGAAGACAACGCGTTTGCGGATGTTATTGAAATATTTCTGCATCACTTTGAAACCGATATCCGGGGTAGGGTAAAGGCGCGGGTTAATGTGAACAGCTGGAGGAAGTAAGTGGCCAAGCCTATTTTAATGCCGACTTATCACGACGCGGTCATTGAAGCGCTGCGGTCGTTGTCGTGGGTAAACAATGCCGACGACTACCCGGAACACGCAACGCAGCTCACCACGCCGGCCGTGTTCTTTTCGATCATGGGCTGGGAACAGTCGCCGAGCAGTGACGGGCAGCTCAATGTTGAGTTTGAATGTGATTTGTTTGTGGTGATCGACAAGGCCAGCAACACCATCGATAAACCCCAAATTTACGCCCGCTCGGCGGCGGCGGATATCAGCCAGTGGATCAACGGACAAACCTTCGGGCTTGAAGGGCTGCAGCCAGCTGCGTTTATCAGCGCGGGGCCGGACAGCTTCGATCCTGCAATGGATGATTATATCGTCTGGCGCATCACGTATAGCCAGTCTGCAGCCATGGGGGAAGACCCGTTCGAATCGGTTGCTGGTCCGCTGCGTGAAGTCTGGCTGGGTGCGGCGCCGGAAATTGGTGCTGCGCACATTAATGACTACCGGCTTATCTACAAGCGCAAGGAGGAATGATGTCACAGGATATGGGGGACCTTGCCCGGCGCGTGGCCAACATGATCCGCCGTGGCGTCGTTCAGGCAGTTAAGCACGGCCCGCAGCCGCAATGCCGGGTAGAAATAGGCGACATTACCACGACCTGGTTGCCGGTCTGCCAGCCGTCATCCAGCGCCAACAGGGCTGACTCTAACCCGATTGCCGTAGGGGATGCCGTTACCGTCATCAGCGAAGCCGGCGACCTGAATAACGGCCGGGTGTTCCCCGGCTGGAACACGGGGAAAATGCCGGTCCCGGACGGGAGCGATAGCGAGCATGTCACCCGATACAGTGACGGCACGGAAATCCGTTATGACCGCGGCGCCCATGCTCTGAAAATCATTATTGCCGAAGGCGGCACGTATGAGATTGAGGGGAAGGGAACGCTGCGCGGCCCGGTGGAGATCACCGACACTCTGACGGTTCAGGGCGTCACGCAGATCAATGCCAACACCGGCGTTAACGGGGACTTGTCCGTCAGCGGCCAGATATCGGATGGCAAGAGCACGCTGGAGCGGGTGAGGGAGGTTTATAACAACCACGCCCACCCAGGAGACAGCGGCGGCACGACAGGCGCGCCAAACAGCAAGATGTGACCCGCGATAGCGCGGGTTTTTTATTATGGGGGTAATCATGCACGGTGTTAATGCCGGCAACGGCAAGCGGCTCTCCGGCACTGAGCATTTACGGCAATCCGTCATTGACATACTCACCACGCCGATCGGCTCGCGTGTGCTGCGCCGTGACTACGGGAGCGAGCTGGTTGATCTGGTCGATAACCCGCAGGACGAAAGCAACCGCGTCCGTATTATTGCGGCGACGGCCGGCGCCCTGGCTCGCTGGGAGCCACGCATTCGTGTGTCATCGGTACAGGTGGCGTTTGTTACCCACGGTCATTTTGACCTCACCATCGTTGGCACGGACATAGAGAGCAGCCAGCCGATCACGTTGACGGAGATAAGCATTAATGGCGACGAATTCAGCAACAATTAACCTTTCCGAGCTGCCGGTGCCGGATGCGGTGAAAGTCCCGGACGCCGGCCTGATTTTTGAAGGGTGGTTAAACCGTCTGCGCGGGCTGGACCCGGTCTATGATGCGCTGCTGCCTTCCGATCCGGTGTACAAACAGGGTGAAGTTCTGGCCTATCACTCCACGCTGTTACGCGTGGCGATGAATGACTCCATCCGCGCCGTGCTGTTGGCCAGCGCAAAAGGCGCTGACCTTGACCAGATTGGCGCAAACTTTGACGTGGCGCGGTTGCTGATAAATCCGGGCGATCCGAATGCAGTGCCGCCGGTTGAGCCGGTTTATGAAGATGATGACGCGTTTCGCACGCGCATCCAGTTGGCCTGGTCACGACTCAGCACCGCCGGCGCCGAGAACGCCTATACCTTCTTTGCCGCTTCTGCAGACCCCTCTATTCTGGATGTTCGCGCCTATGGGCCGCTGGATCATGGCCGGCACGGCGAGGTAGATATTTACGTGCTTTCCCGTGATAACGACGGTATCCCCACGACGGAGGTGTTGGAAAAGGTCAATCAGGCCGTTAATGCGAAGGACGTCCGGCCCATGACCGACTTTGTCACCGTGAAACCGGCGGCAATGGTGAAGTTCGTGGTAACGGCAGATATCTACATCCCCTCCGGCCCGGATATCGACACGGTGATGAGTGCATCACGGCGGGCGCTGGAAACCTACCTCGAACAGACACACCGGATCGGCAGCCGCGTATCACGTTCGGGGATTGACCGGGCGCTGCATCAGCCGGGTGTGGTCACGGTTAAGCTGGCCTCGCCGGTCGATGATCTGCTGATGGATATCGGTCAGGCGCCGCTTTGCACGGAAATCACGCTGAAAAAGGTGATCGTCAATGTCGATGCATAAAACGTTATTGCCGCCTAATGCGCTGCCCGCCGAGCGGGCGCTGGAAGAGGCAACCACGACAGAGGTGCTGTCGATCCCCGACCTCATCCGCGCCGTAAAGAACCCCGACACATGCCCGGCGGAACTGCTGCCCTGGCTGGCATGGGAATACAGCGTAGATACCTGGTTGCCTGAGTGGAGTGAGGAACAAAAGCGCGCAGCCATACGGAGCGCTACCTATATTCACCGGCACCGGGGGACGCGTGGTGCGATAGAGACGGCGCTGGAAGGTCTGCCCTTCACCTACCAGTTAACCGAGTGGTTTGAACAGACGCCGCGCGGGGAGCCGTACACGTTTTTGCTGGTGGTTGAGCAAGCCGGGAACCCGGTGAACGAGCAGCATATTCAGGATTTTAAGAACGCGGTGATGCGCAGTAAAAACCTGCGTTCGTGGTTCGACATGTCCTTTCAAAATGCCACACAAGGCACCGCATACTCGGCCTCCTACATGGTGACGTCCGAGATAACCAGTTACGGGAGTTAACTTAATGAGTGGTCTTATTCTGACGACTGCCGGCGCTGCGGCGATCGAGGCCGCTTACCAGGCGGGAACCGTCATAAAAATTACGCTGGCGGCGTTTGGTGACGGTGGCGGCAAACCAATAACCCCGAATCCCGGCGCGACGGCATTGGTAAACAAGTTCGGCGATGCGCCCTTTACCGGCGGGACATCAACGGAAGGAATGATTAGCGGCCAGACCGTTATCGAAGCGAGGAAGTATCCCGGCAAAGTTCTGCGAGAAGTAGGGCTGGTCAGTGCCGACGGTGTGCTGGTGGCGTACGGTGATTACCCGGACACGGTATTGCCGGCGGACGGTGCGCCGGTGATGAAAGAGATCATCATTAACTTCGTGATGACGCTGACGCATGCTGAGAGCGTGGTGATTGAGGTCGATCCTAATGTCTCCGCGTTAACCATTTCAGAGGCAGATAAGCGATATGTGAAAAAATCCGGTGACGTTATGTCCGGAAAATTACATGTCCAAAATAATATTGCTGTCGATGGCGAAGTGAGTATCGGTGGAGCACTTGGCGCAAACACGCTATCCATTGCCAAAACGGCACAAATCGGCACATTGACGGTCAGCGATGAAGTTTATGTGGGCAACGCACCACTGATGCCGGTGGGTGCCCCTATCCCCTGGCCGCTAAGTTCACCGCCACCCGGTTATGCATTCCTGTTAGGCCAGGGATTTGATAAGGCCATTTACCCGCGCCTTGCGCAAGCCTATCCGTCCGGCGTGCTGCCGGATATGCGCGGTAATACGATTAAGGGTAAACCGGACGGTCGCGAGCTGCTGACCTTTGAGGCCGATGGCAACAAATATCACGGGCATGGACTGGAGATTGATGGCACTGACCTGGGCACCAGGCAGACTACGCCGGGCGGCGCTTATCAACTGAAGTTACGCTCATACCGCTCTAACACCTCTCTGGATGGCGGCGAAAGTTCACGCCACAGCATCGACCAGGAAAGAAGTTTCGCTGACTTTGGCTTGATTGAACCTCTGCCGTCTCATACGCACGATGTCCCGATAGGTTGGCACAGCCACGGCGGCCGCATAAACCCGGACGGCAACCCGGAAACCACCGTCAAAAACATTGCATTTAACTATATCGTGAGGCTTGCATAATGAGCACAGACTTCGAATTTTCTGCCCAGCCGCGCTGGGTGTGGATTTACAATTTCGATGAAAATAACGTTTTTACTGGCACCCTGAATTTTTATGTCGCGCCACACACCGGATTACCAGCCAACTGCACGACAACGAAGTGCGCGCCGAAAACCGGCCAGGCTGGCGTCTGGAATGATGGGCAATGGCAGTATGTTAATGATTACCGAGGCTCACCGTACTGGGATGCGCAGGCGAATAAACACATCATGTTTGAGGTCGGCCCTTTGCCTGACGGTTGTACGTTTACGCCGCCGAACACACCGTATGACACGTGGGACGGTGAGAAATGGGTAACGGACGAAGCCAAGGCGCAGAGCGAGCAGCTTCAAATTGCAAAGAATGAACTGGCGCAACGTAGCGCTGAAGCCGCTGAAGCCATTGCACCGTTGCAGGACGCGGTAGAGTTTGGTGACGCCACTGAGGCTGAACAGGCGGCTCTGACAGAGTGGAAAAAATACCGGTTGGCGCTAAGCCGCATCGATGTTAATCAGGCGCCGGATATCTCCTGGCCAACCCGACCAACCCCAATTAAACAATGACCCGCCATCGAGCGGGTTTTTTTATGCCTGGAGGATACTATGGCCGAATTGCACGGCGTAGAAACAATTGAACTGACAAGTGGGACGGTTGCCGTTACCACGATCCAGACTGCGGTTATCGGCCTGGTAGGTACAGCCCCGGACGCATCGCCGGGAACCAAGGCGCAGGCCGTCACCGGGACTGCGCTGCTGGATAATGAGCTGACGTTTACGGCCTCGCAGCCGGGGCGGGCGGGTAACCAGCTCCGCGTGACCGCTGCTGCAGCGCCGGCCGGCGGAAAAACCAGTGCTACCTATGCGCGAGGCGTGCTGGAAATTCTGCTGGCCAGCGATACCGACGGCAAACTCACCGCCACCGCGCAAGAGGTGTCCGACGCGGTTCTGGCACTGACTGACAGCCTGGTCACCGTATTACCGGGCGCTGACACCGGCAAGGTCAGCCCGTTTAGCGTGGTGCTGTCCGGCGGACAGGATGAACCCTTTCCCCTCAACACACCGGTAGCCGTCGTCGGAGGTACGCAGATGCGGGCGCTGGGTAGTGCAGGAACTATCCCGCCGGCCGTGCAGGAGATTGCCGACCAGACCAACGCGCTGATCGTCATTGTGCGCGTTGAAGATAATGAACAGCCGGTCACCGTCTCCACCGAAGAAAAAGAGCCGATCACCGCCGAGGATGAACAGCGCCTGCTGTCTGATCAGATTTTCAATATCGATATCCGCGCGAATATCCTGGCGGGGATCAACGCCTGGTCATCCAGTGAATCGGTCAACGGTTATCGCCCTCGCATCTTGATTGCGCCGGGGTTCAGTGAAGATGACGGTATCGGCAAAGGGCTGGAAACGGCAGCCGAAAAACTCCGCGCCGTGGCTTATTTGGACTGCGCCTCGATGGCAACGTTGCCGGAAGTAGTACAGCGCCGGCAGATGTACGGTGGCCGCGTCGAACTGCTGCGGCCTCGGGTGCAAAAAGTGAATGCCGGCGGCGAGCTGGAGTTCCGGCCGTATTCCGCCTTTGCAGCTGGCCTGCGGGCGCGCATCGATCTGGAGAAAGGCTGGTGGTGGAGCAAGTCCAATCAGGACATCAACAGCATTCTCGGCCTTGAGCAGGTTGACGAGTTTATTCTTGGCGATCCGAACTGTGAAGCGAACCTGCTGAACATGCAGAACGTCAGCACCATCATCCGCCGCACGGGGTACAAGCATTGGGGCAACCGCCTGTGCATCGATCACCCTCAGTGGCGTTTCGAGTCGGTTCGCCGCACTGCAGACGTTATCGAAGACAGTATCCAGAACACGGTCATGATTTATAACGACCGGCCACTGGATAAAGAGACGGCTGATGACATTCTCGGCACGGTGAATGCCTACCTGCGCCAGCTTGTTGGCCTGGGTGCCATCTTTGGCGGTACTGCGTGGTTGGACGAAGAACTGAACACGGCAGAATCCCTGGCCGCTGGTGTGCTGTATATCAACTATGACTTCGGGCCGAAGTCGCCGACCGAGCGCATCACCATGCGTGTGCGCATCAATAATGATTACGCCGTTGAGGAGATGACCGCGCAATGAGCGAAAAAAATACGTTACGGGCATGGACCATTTTTGCCGGCGGCTTCCGTGTTACCGGCGCGCATGAGTTTACGCCGCCGGAGCTGTCCATTGTCACCACCCAGCTGCGTACCGGTGCCCAGGATGCACCGACCCCGCTGGATGATGGCATGGAGGCGCTGACGTGCTCTATCAAGTTCTGGGGCATTGATACCGACGTGTTGAGCCGATTTGGCTTTATCTCCGGTAGCCGCCCGCGCTTTATGGCGTATCAGGGCTATCTGAGTAACGGCCGGGCAGTCGGCACGATCGAAGAGATTGAAGGGTTCGTCTCGAAGGTCACGCCGGATGCGCGGGGCAATGAAAACATGGGGGAAACGGCGATCACGGTTGAGATTGCGATGAGCTATTACAAGCAGACGCGCGACGGTATGGAGCTGTTTGAAATCGACACCGAGCGTTTTATCCGCCGTGTGAACGGCGTGGATCAGCTGGGCGGCCTGCGCAGCAAAATCCGCATCTAATCCCCACCCAACAACTATTAAGCGGCCTTTGTGCCGCTTTTTTATTGGAGCAATACCATGAATTACCCAGGCAGCAACGTAGAAATCAAACTGTACTCCCCGCTGACGCTGGCCGATGGCAGCAAGCTTGAAAAAGTCACGATGCGCGAACCGCTGGTGCGTGACCGCATCGAGTATGTCAAACGTCCGGGGAGCGATGCAGAAAAGGAAATTGGCATGCTGGCCGATCTGTGCGGCATGAATGTTGAGGACGTCTATCAACTGACTGCGGCTGACTATTACCAGCTTGAGGCGGCCTGGAACAATTTTTTGCTGCCTCCTGGGGAGCGTCAGAAGGCGACATCCGACAAGCTTTGAGGCTGGTTGGCCGCACCCTGAATTACAGCATGGGGGACTGGCTCTCCATGCCGTTTTCCGCCTTTTACGACTTTGTTAAAGACGAATATGAGCGGGTGAGTAAATGAGCAGCATAAGTCAAAAATTGAAAGCCGTCATAACGTTTGGCGGCAACATCGACGGCAGCTGGGGCCGCTCGACGGACGGGCTTAACAAAGGGCTGAAAACCGTCGAGAAACAATCTGAACACCTCGCCAAGCAGCAAAAGGCGCTGGCGGATCGGATGAAGCAAACCAAGCTGGCGGGCAAGGATGTCAGCGCCCTGAAGCGCGATTACGACACTGTGACGCGCTCTATCAAACGGACGGAGCAGGAGCAGGAATCGCTGAACCGCAGCCTGCAGCGCGCTGAACGTTTTCGCAGGGCGGGTGCTATGGGACGCGGCCTTGTAGGCCGGGCGGGAAGAACACTCGGCGCCGGGTTGGGGATTGCTGCCGCCGGCGGGTTAATCGGGGCGGGGATCGGTGCGGTCATGTCTCCTGTTCGTTCTAATGCGGAAACCGCCGAGTCATACGGCATCGCCCGCAGTTATGGCGTAGGTATTGGCACCTACAATGCATGGCAGAGCCTCGGTAAGCAGATGGGGCTGAACGGGGAGAACTTCGGAGACCTGTTTGAAGAGTACCGCAATAAGGTCTCGGATTTTAAGAAGGACCCGACGAAAGGCGCTATCGCAGAGAACTTCCCGCTGCTGGGGTTCAAGGCCGGCGATATGTACGGCAAAAGCAATGAAGACCAGGTGTCGAGCATTTTTGAACGCCTGCTGAAGCTGGGTAACGAACAGCTGGCGGCCGGTTACGCGGACTCCATCTTCGGCGGTGAAGCCAACAAAATCCTGACCTACATGCGCCTGACCGGCAAAAGCTATCGTGACCTGATGAACGAACAGAAGCGATACAACCTGGTGACCCGTGACGGCGCGGAAGGGGCGATGCGCAGCAACATCGCGTTCAGCAACTTGCGAACGGTCTGGAGCAGCGCTGTGGACCAGATCGCCGGCAAGTTGGGCGGCGACCTGGCTCCGATGGTCACCAAGCTGGCCGATGAGCTGTCCGACTGGTTCAAAAACGGCGGTATTGAGGTGATTGCGTCAACGATCCGAAATTCCTGGATACCTGCGCTGATTGAGTTCGGCAATGGGTTGCTCACCTTCAGCAAGGTGGCCGTAAACATTGCGAAGTGGCTGGGGCAGTTTGTGCCGGACGAGGCCGACAATAAGAAAAAGGTGTTGCGTTCGCTGGCTTATAACGGCTCCACGGAGCTAGCCAGGCAGACGGCCGACCGTTATGGGCTAGGGGAGTGGTTTGATCAGCAGGTTGCTGCTAACCCGAACCTGACTAAACAAGCCATTGCTGCAAATACGGGAAGTACGCAATTCTTTGGCATGTTTAAGGACAGCAAGGCTTTCGACCAGCATATTGATGCATTGTATGAAAGCACCGTTGGGAATGAAGAGGGTGATCCAGTAGCTACAGCATTCACCCAGATGATGAAAAAAGCCGGCTTGCTGGACAGTAAGGAGGATAAGCCGACTGTCACCGACAACCGCCGGAATAATATTTATATGACCGTCAACGGTTCACCGGGGCAGGACGCCAAGAGCATCGCCGATAACGCGGTAACGCAGATAGGCAAGCTGGACGTATTCAACGGGAACAATGCGATGTATGACGCACCGGGAGGCTGGAGCGGATGAGCGATATAGACATCATCGGAACGATAACCGGCGCGTACAGCTACAACGCGCCGAACGGGCGCCCGGCAGAAAATGCCAAGATCATGATGATGTTGGGCGACTTTGAATTCTCCATCGACACGGCAGCCTATAACCAGCTGACGCGGGAGGCGCGCTGGCGCTGGCAGGAGCAGGAGCGGATCGGCAAACAGGACCTGCTGCAGTACACGGGCAAGGAAGCCCGCAGCGTCAAATTGGACGGTGAGGCCCACGCTTTTTTCCGCAACGGGGTCACGTCCATCGATGCACTGTACGATCTCGCCGACAAGGCGCAGCCCCAGCAGCTAGTTAGTGGCGCCGGGGATGTGCTGGGCTGGTGGGTGATTACGGACTTTACCGATACCACGCCTGCATTCCTGCCTGGCGGTTCTCCGCGAAAGAAAACCTACTCGATCACGATAAAACATTATGCCGACGACATACATAACCCATGAAGGCGATGTGCTGGATGCCATCTGCGCCAGGCATTACGGTCTGGCAAACCTCCCTCAGACGCTGACGGAAGTGCTGGATGCCAACAGGGAGCTGGCCGCGCTGGGGGCGATATACCCTTCCGGCCTGATCATTACGCTGCCTGATATCGAAACGCAGGTTGCAGAGTCAACGGTTCAATTGTGGGACTGAAATGGAAAACGTGCAGAGAGAAGAATATCGCCCGGAGTTTAGCCTCACGGCGGAAGGGCGGGATATTACTGCGCTGATGCGTGAGAACCTGGTGGAAATCAGGCTGACGGATAACGGCGGCGCTACGGCAAAGGCCGACGAACTGCAGATCACCATTTTGTCGGAAACCATGGCGCTCCCTAACAAAGGCGCTCGCCTGCGGATGGGACTGGGATATAACGGGGTATTGCAGGACAAGGGATGGTTTGTTGTCAGCGGTATTTCCAGTAGCGGCCCGCCGCGCAAAATCGTTATTTATGCCACGGCGGCACCGATGAACGCCCAGCGCCAGCCCGGTGACGTGCTGAACCAGAAAAGCCGCAGCTGGGACGACGTGAACCTGGGCGACATTGTGAAGACTGTCGCCAGTGACAACGGGTTGATCCCCAAAGTGGCCGGCGCACTGGCAGACATCGCGGTCGGGCACCTCGATCAGGTCAATGAGTCGGATGCCGCGTTAATGACCCGACTTGCCAGTCGTTTTAATGCGATCAGTAAGCCGTCCGGCGGCTATTGGCTGTTTCTTCAGCAGGGGGAGTCGTTAAGCGTCGGCGGGAAGCCGCTGGCCAGCGTAACGATTTTAAAGGAAGAGGTGTCGGAGTGGAGTTATACCGATGGCCAGCAGCGCGGGGCCACTACTGGCCCCGGTAAAAAAGGTGAGGGTGGGAAGAAGGGCAAAATCAGTGTTTCGTACTTTGACCCGGAGGACGGGCGAACGAAAACGCAATCACTCGAACATGATGGTCCGTCACAATCCCACCCCTTCACCCAGCCGACCAAAACCGCCGCCAACCACAGCGCGCAATCCAGAAAAACGCAGGTAAGCCGCAATGAGCGCCGCATGACGCTTAGCGGGCCGTGCCGGCCGGCACATATTCCACTGACGGCAGAGAGCCGGGTTATTACCCAGGGCTTCGGCGCGGTGGAGGATCGGAGCTGGTTAATCGAATCGTTGGTGTTTTCTCTCACCTCCCAGGGAATGTCGTTCGCGTTCAATTTGGCGACGGATATCAAGCCGCCAAAAGGGAAGGGCGGGAAAAAATCGGGGAAAAAGAAAGATGATGGTATTGGCTATTTTGATAAAACATAACGGGAGTCTGCAGCATGGTTAGCAGGTTAAAGCAAAAGGTGGTCAGTGACCCCATCGGTGTCGATAAGGAAATGAAAATATCGGAACTTCCTTCGGCTGAGAATTCGTTAATTGATGACCTTCTTGTTATTTCTCAAAGCGACGGTGATGGTTTGTTGCGAACCAAAAAAATATTAATGTCATTACTTATTAAGTCGCTGGTTTCTGATCGCTCCGGTAATCTCGTCAGTCTTGTAGACGGTTTTAAACTTTTTGCCGACAAGTCTGTTTTGGACGGATTGACGGAAAGGGCTGAGGATGCCGCAGGAAGGGCGGAGAATACTGCTGACGCCAACACGTATTACATCACCCCTGATGATCCTGATGGAACGATTGCCGGCCTTGCCGGTACGCCTTTCGGGAAAAGCTTCCGCGTCGGCCAGGGGGAAGGGAAAGGGTTTAAATATTATATGAACCTGAATGGCACCGCACTGGAGTTTGCAAGTGCAGCCGGTGCCAGTGATGTTGAGAATGCCATTGACTTTGCGAGCAAATCATTATCACAGAGTGGTGAGGTAGATAAGCGCACGCAGGGGTATGGCGTTGAAAAAAAGGTCTATGACACAGAGGGTGTATTAGTCGGGGGCGGTTTTTTTGCTGCGAACGGTGTGTCACCGATTAACTATACAGAAAATGGTGACGTCAATATTACCGGCGTACAGTTTAAAAATCTTGGCAACCATCATGAATATGATTGGGCGCAGACAGATAAAAAGAACGTGCCGTATATCGGCGGTTCGAAAATGGGCGGTGTCATCATTGGCCGGGTTGAGATTGTTGAAATTCCGGGGCCACCAGGCGTTGTGTTTGTCGATAAAGGTTATGTCCCTTATGCCTGTGATCCAGGGTATGAAACCGATCTGGATATTCCCGTGATTGGCTCTACCCCCCCGAAGCCTGATATTCCACCGGTGCCGTTCCGGCCGTATGACTACATGGGGGTGCGCAGTGAGGGGCAGTCGTTGTCTCTTGGTGCCGCGAACCCCAACGATGACCCACAGCCTGTCAGCACAGAACAGCGCTATGGGAACAAGGGATTCAGCACCAATAACAACAGCGGCATGACCGACACAGACACACTGGTGCCACTGGTGGAAAAGCGTTACCAACCGTCAGAGGGAACCTGGCCGGCAGCGGAAACCCCTGTTACCGGCGCGACGCATAAGCTGGTGGAAATGATCCAGGCAGAAACAGGGCTACCCTTTGACCATCAGGCCAGCGCCTATATCGGTTCTGCGCCCGGCACTGGCGGTCAGCCTATCAAGAACCTGATTAAAGGCACTGCAGCCTATAGTCGCATGATCGCCCACGTTACCAACAGTCTACGCCTGGCCGCTGACGAAGGAAGAACGTTTGCTGAACTGGCTGTTGTGTGGATGCAGGGCGAATCAGATTATCGCGATCAGACGTCGCGCGCTGACTATCTCGCTATTTACCTGCAGTACATCGCCGATTCGCTGGCAGACAAAAAAGCGATCACCGGCCAACTGTTTGACCCCATTTTTATCAGCTACCAGCTCAGCACGCACCGGGCGTACCGACGCCGTGACCCGCTTGTCGCTCTGGCACTGCGTGACGCTGCAATGCTGGGTAAAACGGAAATCGCTTACCCCGGCTACATCGGTGATTACTACGCATCAGACCACATCCACGGTATGCCTGAAACGTACTACATGTTCTCTCAGTATACGGGCCGCATGATTTACAAAAAGCGGCGGGACATGCTGGAGGGCGTGACGCGTATGCATCGTCTTGATGTGATCGATGAAATCCGGCAGGGCATCTTCACCATGCTCTATTTCAACGTGCCGGCTCCGCCGCTGGTTTTCGATACAGACTGGGTGGCGCCGGCGGAAAACATGGGGTTCTACATTCGTGACAGCGTTTCGCTCGACGTCATAGACATTATCACGTCCGTCGATATTGCTGGCCCCGACCGTGTCCGCATCACGACATCGCGGCCACTGCGCGATAGCGAAATCGTCACTTACGGATGGGGCAAGGCAGGTGATCCGCTGACGAACGGCAGAACGACGGGGCCGCGCGGCAACCTGCGCGATAGCGAAGGGGATTTACCTGGCGAAAACTACACAGACAGCGCAGGTGTTTTGCGCAAACTGCACAACTGGTGCGTAATTTTTTAAGTAAGGTAACGAAATGACAACGATTATTCGCAATCTGGATATGGAAATTAAGAACCCAACATTACCACCGCTGTTTGAGCCGTTTGCCACGGTGTCGGGCCTGATGGCTGGATGGCGTTTTGGGGATGGTTTCTCCGATCTGTCTGGGAACGGACACACGTTAAAGGCTGTCGGTACGCCAGTATTTAACGCGTTCTTTGTGACAGGCGATAAAGATAACGGTTTTATTACCGATGTACCGGACGGACTGCAGCGCACCATGATTGCGGTGTACCGCCAGGCTGCTGATGTGAATACGTTCGGTTACCCCGTAGGGAACATTGTGCAGTCGGCCTCGGCAAACGGGGAAGGCATTGCCATTACGGATGTATCAGTGGACGCACTTCGCCGGCGTTCATTGAGTATTGGCGGTCAAGCCTACAATGAAAAACTGTATGGTACGGCGGCAGGGCCTTCTGAGGCGACTTCAAGCCGTAACAACTTTGTATTTACTGCTGTCACTGTTGATGGCGCAGGTAACCAGGGCGGCTTATATGTACCTTCTGCCAGCGCTGACATTATCCCGGCAACACTCGCTGAAGGCGCGAATCTGGCCGAACGTTCGGTGACGGAAAAGGATGCGGAAAGCTTCTATCGCATTATCACCTGGCGCAATCCAAACTTGCCGCCGGTGCCGCCTTCAAGTCCCAATACAGGGCTGGCTGTTGCTGAAGTGTTGATTTATGACCGGGTGTTATCTTTGGATGAGCTGAAGGTTCAATACGGCCGTTCTCAGCGTTACTTCAAAAACACGTATGGTGTGGTCGTTTAGTGATGGGCGCCGGGGGATATCTCCCGGCTATTAGTCATTTTCGATGCCAGTCCCACTCTGCATGCACCCAGATGGCTAACATCACGAAGTTATAGATGAACATGGCCTCGGGCCAGTGGGTGAACCCAGAGATAAGGGAAAGCGCAGACACAGCGGCGCCGAGTCGAACGAATGCTTTAATGAAGGTATTCATGCTGTTCCTGCCGTAATAAAAAGCCCATGCGGTGCAGGCATGGGCGCAGTGAGGGGATTCCCTGGTGCTGTTGTAGTTGGTATGTGGTCAATGATTACACGGTTTGTATGCAAAATAACAATTGGTTGTATAGATCGGTTTTTTGGTATCGATCGGTTAAATCGATCAAGTTGTATAGACGAGCACATGGCAGGCAAAAAAAATCCCGGCCACGACAACCGGGGGAATGAACGGCTTAAAGCAATAGACAGTGTGAAAGGAATTCTTTCACTGGGTAACGATAACGGATTGAAATGATTGGCTCAAGAGATATGACATACTATTTCATGGCGGGTTACATCCCACTTCCAACCTTACCGCTTATCCGGCGTTGAAGCTCCTCACGAGCAATATCAATGAGCTGCTCTATTTCAGAGACAGCTTTTGTTCCGATGGTTTCAACGCGAGTTAGTGCATCTAAGGAGGATAGGAGGGGGCTTTCGCGCCCACCCTCTGTTTTTCTGCGGATAATTTCACCACGCATGGCCGAAACGATGAAGTGTGTTGTCGATTCCCCTTCTAACTTTACGGTTTCCATTTCCTCAATTATTTCACGTGGGACTCGAGATGCTAGGACTTTTGATTTGGCGATTTTCTCATCTATGGTCAT